CCTCAACGGCGTCAGGGGCTATGGTCACGAATGTAATTGTGCGTTGATGTTTTCACCAATAGGTGAATATGGATTTAGAAACATTAGGAGATTGTTATGTGCGGAAAAAAACCAAAAGCAGACCCACGCATTGCTGAGCAACAGGCACAGCAAAGGGCTGACATTGCGGCGGCTAAAGTAGCTGAGCGGGCCAAGGTAGCGGAAGAGAAGGCTGCTGCACTCGAAGAGGCAAAGGCCGAAGCTAATCGCACGGCGGATACTGGAGCGGCCGCTGGTCGTCAGACCGAGACTGATAAGGTCGTCAGCGCCGCTCAGACAAGAGAAGATCGCGTTAGCAAGTTTGGCGCTGAGGCAACCGCTGGTCGCCGTGGTCGTCGCTCTGGCTCTCGCGGCCGTCGCAGTTTAATTACTGGTCTAGGTGGCGGTATCGGATACTTTAACAGGTTTGGTGGATAATGGATCAAGTAGCACAGAAATACCTCAAGCTGTACGAAACAGCTAAAGCGAAACGTGAGAATTTTGTTCCGCTGTTTGAGGAGTGCTACGAGTATGCGCTCCCTCAGCGTGAATCCTTCTACAATGAAACCGCCGGCCAACGCAGAGATGACAAAATCTTTGACGAAACCGCAGTGGTTGGTGTGCAAGAGTTTGCATCACGCCTGCAGTCTGGCTTGGTTCCTAACTTCGCTCGATGGGCTGACCTAACTGCTGGCTCTGAGATTCCAAAAGAAGAGCGCGATGCCGTCAACAACGATCTCGATGAGGTCACGGAGTACGTCTTCGAGGTATTGCAGCAATCTAACTTTGCTCAAGAAGTACACGAATCCTTTATGGACTTGGCTGTAGGCACTGGCGTTCTTGCTTGCGAAGAGGGTGATGCGGTAAACCCTATTCGTTTCTCTGCAATTCCTTTGCCTCATGTAATTCTGGATACTGGTCCTGACGATAATATCGACCACGTATTCCGCGAGCGTAAGAATATTAAGTTCGGTCAGATTAAGTTGCTGTATCCGCAAGCCACCATGACTCCTGATCTAGCAAACATGGTGAACAACTCTCCAGAAAACACTACAACTCTACTTGAGATAGTGTGCCGCGACTATTCAAAGTTGAATCAGGAGTCTTATCTGCACTATGCGATCTGTATGTCTACAAAGAGCGTAGTATTTACACGTACTATGGACGGCATTGGCTCAAATCCATTCATTTGTTTCCGCTGGGCTAAGTGCGCTGGTGAGGTTTATGGCCGTGGCCCGTTGATTAACGCGCTATCTGCCATCAAGACCACCAACCTAACGATTGAGCTGATACTTGAGAACGCTCAGATGAGCATCTCTGGCGTTTACCAGATGGAAGATGACGGAGTTATCAACCCTGATACAATCAACCTTGTTCCAGGGTCTATCATTCCAAAGGCTATGGGTTCTTCGGGCCTGCAACCGATTCGAGCAGCGGGTAACTTCGATGTTGCCCAGCTAATTCTGTCAGATATGCGCCTTAATATTAAACGCGCACTCTACAATGACATGCTCGGGAACCCAGACAAAACACCTGCGTCTGCTACTGAGGTTGCGGAGCGTATGGCAGACTTGTCTCGCCGTATTGGTTCTGCGTTTGGCCGACTTCAAGCTGAGTTGGTGCAGCCTGTGCTGCAACGTGTGATTTATATCCTTAAAAAGCAGGGGCGCATTGAGGTTCCTAGCGTCAATGGTCGTGAAGTTAAGGTTAAGTCCGTTTCTCCTCTGGCCCAAGCGCAGGCAAACCAAGATATTGGTTCTGTTTCACGCTTCCTCCAGCTTACTCAAGAGGCCTTCGGCCCAGAAATGACACAGCTTCTCATCAACTCAGAAGAGACTGCTGCATACTTGGCTAAAAAGTTCGGCGTACCAGATGGCTTGATTCGTGACGAACAAGAGCGTAAAGAAATAGTTGCAATGATGCAGCAAATGGCACAGCAACAACAGGCTCAGCCAGAGGCAGCACCGCAACAAATGGGGTAACGCTTGGAAAAGACGAAAATAAACGTGGGCGTCGATGGTATTCAGCGCCCACTACAACGCGACAAAGAGATTAGTCTTAATGTTGCGGAGATATTCAGAACGCCTACGGGAAACGCTGTTCTGAAATACCTGCGGTCCATTACTATTGAGATGGTAAATGGTCCGCATGTGTCCACCGAAGAATTACGGCACTTGGAGGGGCAGCGATATATCGTGGGCCTTATCGAGTCACGTATGAATCATGCCAGCAAAGTGAGGAAAGATGTCTGAAGATCAAGTAGAGGTTAGTGCCGAAGAGGCCGTAGTAGATACACCCGCAGAAGTGTCTACAGAAACCAGCGATGAGTTACTCGCGGGTAAGTACAAAAGTGCTGAAGACCTAGTAAGCGCATACAAAACCCTTGAGTCTAAGATTGGCGAGAAAGAAGAATCTATTCGCGACAAGCTGCGTGAAGAGATGTCTCAGCCTAAAGAGGGTGTGCCTGATAGCTCTGGTGAGTACGAATTACCTGACTTCATTGATACTGAAGAGGCCGTGAACAGTGACTCTCTTCGCTCTTGGGCTGAGTATTGCCACGAAAAAGGCTATGACCATTCTGAGTTTCAGAAGGGTATTGAGCTATATATGGATGCAATGCCCGAGGGGCCAGACTTGGAGTCTGAGGCCGCACAGTTGGGTGAAAACTCTAGCAGCCGCATCGAGGCTGCATCACTGTTTGCTAGCAAGTTCTTCCCAGAAGATGCTATGCCAGCTATTGAGCGCATGTGCGAAGGTGCCGATGGCATCATAGCTCTTGAAGCTATCATGCAGCAACTCAAAGACCCTTCAATCATTAACGATACGCAGACTGCATCCTCAGTCAACGAGGCGTCACTTAATGAAATGATGAAGGATGAGCGGTACTGGAACCCCCGAGTGCGTGACGACCACTATGTAAAGCAAGTGCAGGATGGCTTTAAAAAGCTATATGGATGAGCTTAAACTAATTAAGAGAGGGGAGTATTACTTAACTCCCCTCACTGAAAAGCACATAGATGAATTACTCGAAGTGCTTTCCGATGAGAATGTTGAGGAGATTGCCCTCCTTGGTTACTCAAATCCTAGACAAGCACTGACTGAGATGCACGAAGGTGCGGAGGCGTACATTGTTCGCAAGGGTAACAGCCCTCCACTGTGCGTTGGCGGTATATTTTACGACTCAGCAGACGATACTCCGCAAATGTTTGCTATGTTTTCGAGAGATATGAAGGATAACTTCCATGCAATATCTCGTGGATCAAAGATGTTTGTAAGTTTCTTTGACCAATCCCACGACACAATGACCATGACGATACTTGCCAAGTTTTCACCAATGTTAAACTGGGCAGCATGGCTTGGATTCGAGCCAGTCGGCATAAGTGAGCATAGAAAAAACGAGTACGTGGAATTTGTGCGTTGCAATCCACTGAGAAAAAATGTTTCAGATGAGTTATCAAGGCCCGTAATGCACTGAGAAGCCCGCAAGGATACCTTCTATGACGTAAGCTAGCGGATACCCAAGATGCAAAACCTTTAAACCCAACCATAGGACTAATGAAAATGGCAAACACTATCGACACAGCCTTCATCAAACAGTTCGAAACCGATGTGCATCTTGCTTACCAGCGCATGGGTTCGAAACTACGCAACACAATCCGCTCAACTAATACATCTGGTTCCGTATCACGCTTCCAGAAAATTGGTGCAGGCACAGCATCCACGAAATCTCGCAATGGTGACGTTTCAACAATGGAGCTAGCGCACACAACAGTTGAAGCCACAATGGCTGACTACTACGCTGCGGAATACATCGACAAACTCGATGAGCTAAAGATCAACATCAACGAGCGTCAAGCTGTTGCTGAATCTGCTGCTTCCGCATTGGGTCGTAAGACTGATGAGTTGATTACTACTGCTCTTGATGCTGGCGCAAACGCTACTGCAATCGCTGATACATCTGGCGCACTAGCTAAAGCTGACTTGCTAACATTGTTTGAGACATTCGGCTCAGCTGACATTCCAGAAGATGGCCAGCGCTATCTTGCTATGTCACCAGCTGGCTTTGCTGACTTGTTCAACATCAACGAGTTTGCGTCTTCAGACTATGTTGGCCCACAGCAGCTTCCGTTTGCTGGCGGCATGACAATGAAAGAGTTCTTGGGCTTCAAGATTTTCTCAACGTCTGCTGTAGCTGGCGGCAAAAACTTTGC